GGTTTATCTAGCCGGGCACCCTCTAAGGGCTTATATGAGGCAGTTGGGACTAGTCTCGCCGCCTTCACAACATGCTATAACCTTTTGGGAGAATTGAGGACAGTTGGGATTGTAGCAGTAGAGTTTTAGGGTACCCGGAATACACCGGGCTTGAGTTGGATTGGGTTGTCCGAGAAGGACAAGATAATTGTACCAAATAAAATTTTACTGTGTTCGCGTTCGCATAGATTTTGACTTGCGCTAAATTTAAATAACCAAGTAGTCACAAGCTCTGACTTTAAGAAAGATTGTGATGTTAATATAAAATTCATTTGAGTGGATTAGTCAGACCATAGTCGTCCGTTAAAGGGACATCTTCGGAGTATTTAAATTTTGTGTTGGGCGGGTCCGCACAGGGTTCGCTGTATAAAAACCAAGAATGATTCGGGGGGGTGCTACTATAAAGAAACCTATGGACTACATTTTTAACTCTATGAGATTCAAGATAAACGAAAACAAAATAATGTGGGTGGATAAAAATAACATCTTGGATGTTTGGACACTACCTAAAGATTACACAAACTTAGAAGAAGAGATTGTTCACAGAATGATTTCACTTCATTACCTCTACAAAGATTTCCTAATTAAGCTATAATAAAACCTATGGTTTTAGATTGTGGTGTTAAGATAGTTCTGTCGGCTCCACTAACCGATATCCTCCCTTCACCGGCTATCTGTAACAGGATAGCCCTATCTAAAATGGAGTTCTTACGCACATGACAACTTGGGATGTGGAGAACGAATCATATGCTGAATTTAAAAAGCGTAGAAGTGATGAATCTGGTATCTCCGGCATGGGACAAAAGAAACGCAAAGGTACCGGCAAAATAAATAAATCTGACTTACGACAAGAAGCTCTTATACGTGCAAATTATACTTGTGAGTGGCCGAACTGCTATGAGAAAAAGTGGCTAGAAATGGCTCATCTCATAGCAATCGGTATGGGGGGCAAAAATCGTGAACTCTCAAATGACCCCAAGAACGTTTGCATTCTCTGTAAAACACATCATGACATCTTTGACGGCAGACAATCACGTGGTAGCAATCGTGAATACATGGAACTGCTGAAAGGTTTTCTTATACTAGAATGGAGGAGAAATGAATAAGGTATATGATGAGTTAAAGGAATTTAATCCGCAAGCTCTAATTGTAGATGACTTTGAAGAAGCTTATCTTGGTTATACCCATGATGGTAAAGCTATCTATGACTACTACACAATGGTAGATATTGTAGTTGACGGGATATTGGAAGACAATGATTTTGATGAAGAAGAAGCAGTGTCTGAGGCTATACAGCATGTAGAAATGAATATTGTCAATGCTTATGTAGGTACCTATACTCCTATATTTATGTTTAAGGAAATTTATGACTAACAAGTACATCCCTAAACTTCCAGCTTTACATAGCGGTCAACAAAAAGTCAAAGATTCAGAAGCACGTTGGAAAATTCTTTGTGCCGGTAGACGATTTGGTAAAACACGACTTGGCGTACAACTCTGTATGGAAGTAGCTCTTAAAGGTGGTAGAGCTTGGTGGGTAGCTCCTACATTCTCTATTGCTAGGGTTGGTTGGAGAGATATAGCTGCAAGTGCAAAATCGTTTCCTAGGGAGATAGAGCCGAACGTATCTTTAGCAAACATGCAAATTGATTTACCTAACGGGGGTTCTATTGCTGTAAGGTCAGCTGATAATCCACAACGACTTCGTGGTGAAGGTCTTGACTATCTTGTTATGGACGAGGCTGCATTCGTAAAACCAGAAGTCTGGCAAGAAGTTCTACGTCCTACACTCACAGAAAGAAAAGGTTCTGCTTTATTTATTAGCACGCCTATTGGAAGAAATAACTGGTTTTATGACTTGTGGGAAACAGCAGAGGAAGCAGACAACTGGGAGAGATTTAAATTTGCTACTACTGACAATCCTATGATTGACCCTCTAGAAGTTGAAGCGGCTAGAAAAGAAGTAGGTTCTATTGTTTTTGCTCAAGAGTACTTAGCAGAGTTTGTTGACGCAGGTCAAGGTATGCTAAGACCAGAATGGTTAAATTATTATGTTCAAGTACCAGACGAAGCAGGAAATGTTAAATGTATAGTCGAGGGCTCAGAATACTATCTAAAAGCTTTAAAGAAGTTTGGTATAGTTGATTTAGCTACAACAACCAATAAAGACAGTGATTATACAGTTATAACTTCTTTTGCTGTTACTCCAGACAATAGATTACTTGTTATAGATATGCAAAGACAGAAATTAGAAGGGCCAGATATCATTCCTGCAATAAAACGTTCAATTGACAAAAATAAGTTAGAATATGTAGGTATAGAACGCCAAGGTTTTCAAACCACGATTATCCAAATGGCGCAACGTTCGGGTATTCGTGTAAAAGACCTTAAGTCGGATAAAGACAAAGTTACACGCGCACTTCCTTTGTCGGCCAGAATGGAATCTGGAGACGTATTCTTACTTAGAGATACTCACTGGTTGCCAGAGATGGAGAGAGAAATAATGACCTTTCCTGCTGGTGCTCATGATGATATTATTGATACTTTATCTTACGGCGTACAAATGTTACAAGAACGTAGAAGCTGGAGCGCGTATTAATGGCGGAAGATAAAACAAGGTTTTCAAAAGCACTAGACTGGTTGAATTCACCAACTGACGCTAGGGTTAGAAGAGAAGCAAATCAAAAAGGGTTGGTTGTTAACCAATCTGAATATTCATATTTAAATCAAGCTGTATTTGGATATAACACAACATCCGGATACTTTGACCACAAAACACTTGCAGAAGTTGGAGACGGAACAGGAAACTCTGCTGTTATTGCATGTTTACAAGTTTTAGCTACCGCTTTTGCAGAACCTAATATTTTAGTATCATCAAGAAACTCTGAAGGCGATTATCAAAGAGAGATGAATCATCCTCTTACTAAATTGCTAAGAAGACCAAATCCTTATATGACACAACAGTTACTTGCTAACTATATTGTTACATCTTTAAACGCAGCAGGCGACGCTTTTATTTACAAAAATAGGAATCAACGAGGACAGGTTGTAGAACTCGTTCCTTTAATGCCTCATCTAGTAGAGGCTAAAGGTAATGAGAACGAACTTATTACACATTTCAATTACCAACCGCAAGGCGGAATGCAGGGTGAAGACACTGTAAGGATTGAAAAAGTTGACATGATTCATTTACGACAAAATGTTGACCCTAACAACATGAGAAAAGGTCTTGCTCCACTTAGAGGCGTTCTAAGAGAGATTGCAGGAGATGAAGCTGCTGGACAATATACAGCTGCTTTATTGCATAACATGGCGGTACCCGGAGTAATCCTCTCTCCAAGAGATGACCAAATGGGTGGGCCAACTAGAGAAGAAGCCGAAGCTATTGCAGAAATGTATAAAGAAAAGTTCGGTGGCAAAAACAGAGGTGCTCCTATGGTTTTGTCTGGTGCAATGAACGTTGAAGTTGTATCTTTTTCTCCAGACCAAATGAAGTTAGCCGAATTAAGAAGAATACCAGAAGAAAGAGTTTCTGCTGTACTTGGCGTTCCAGCTGTTCTTGCAGGACTCGGTGCTGGTCTTGATTCTGCTACATATTCAAATACAAAAGAACTTAGAGAGTTCTTTACAGAGTCAAAAATGGTCCCAATGTGGAACATGGTTGCGAGTGATTTGACTCATCAATTGTTACGACCAGAGTTTGGCGGTAACGATAATCAATACTGCGAGTATGATATCGGAGGCGTTAGAGCTTTAGCTGATGACAAAGACAACCTCTATAAACGCATGAACACTGCTGTACAAGGGGGTTGGGTAACAATTGGCGAAGCAAGAAAAGTTGTAGGACTAGAGGCTGATAATAGACATGATGTTTATTTAAGACCTCTTAACATGATTCAAGTAACGGAAGATGGTAGTCCACTTTTAAATGAAGGTGGAACAGATACAGCTGACAAACCAACTAATGATGACGATGATGAGTCTAAAGCAACATTGACTACTGTGACTTTACCTCCAGAGGTAGAGAGAGAAGATGAAATTCAAAAAACTCCTAGTTACTTAGATAAAGAACCGGCAGCTTTAATGAAAGACACTTACACTACAATTGAAGAAGCTCAAGAAAGAGCTAAAGAACTTGGTTGTGAGGGAACACACTACATTGATGTAGATGGTGATAAGTTCTACATGGCTTGTGCAACACATCAAGATTACTTAAATGCTGTTAATAAACCTAAAAAGGGAAACATAGAAGAAATTAAAGTTTCTTTAGAAGAAGCTGAAACTATGTACGAAAAAGGTGATAAACTACATAGTCCGGAAGAAAAAGCACCGGATAAAGTAACAAACTTTCCGAGGAGTGGAGATAACCAGAAAATAAGTTTATCTAACTCACAACATAAACAATTCCCTAGTCACGCTTATGTTAAAGATTTAAAAGAAAACTGGCCAGAGATTTGGAGAAGAGCAGGTACCGGTGGTAATCCTCCTACTTCATTTACTGGTAATGACGCTTACAACAGATGGACTGCCTACAAAGGCGGAGATAGAAGTGAGTCAGTACTTAACTGGGTTAAGAGAAGAGAACGCTTTATGAATCGTCACAAGAAAAATAACAGACTTAACGGAACTATTGCTGTTATGAAATGGGGAGGTGTAACTGCTGGTGGTGTTTCACAAATGAAGTCAGTTGTTAATGATTACAAAAAAGTTGTTAGAGAACGTAGAAAAAAATCTCTTGATATAGCAGAAGATTACTTGTTAAAAGCAGTATCTGATAGAGTTAGAACCGCTCTTACTAATAAAGTAGAAGACCATAACTCTAAGAATCCTAAACATAGAGCAACACTAAGAATGCTTATTGCAGTATTTAACAGAGGTGTTGGTGCATACAGAACTAACCCCGGTTCAGTAAGAGGTAATGTTACATCTGCTGACCAGTGGGCAATGGCCCGTGTCAACGGTTTTATAAGAGCACTAAGAACTGGTAAATTTAGAAGAAAACCTTATGACCAAGACTTACTACCAAGTTCACATCCATTGTCTTCTAAGAAATCTGGTACTAAAGCAGAATCAGTTAGAGTAGGCCAAGCCGTCAGTTGGTCAATCAAGAAAGACCCAGACCCACCTTCAATTGTTCACGGTATTGTTACATCAGTAAATGATGAAGAAGCAACTGTTATGGTATACGCTCGTTTAGAAAATGGTGACCATCAGAAGACAGATAGAAGTGTGAAAGTGCTTATTTCACAGCTCAGAATAATATCAGACTTTAGACAATAAAAAACTCAATTCTCAATTCTTAATATAAAATAGTAAAAGACGCACATCTGAAATATATATTATATAATATACGATTGAAGGATGTATGAATAACGAATCTAAAAATATAGACATAGAGTTAAAAGACGAGTCCGGTCAAGTAGAAGCAGTCTTTAGCTTGTTCAATTCCCTCGATAGTGATGGGGATGTCGTAGTACCGGGCGCAGTAAAATCTGGGTTTAAAAATGACCAAGTACCTATGGTATGGTCTCACAAATGGGATATGCCTATTGGTAAAGGAACTATAGCTCAAGATGACGACAAAGCAATTTTTAAAGGTGAGTTCTTTATGGACACAGAGTCTGGTAAAGAAGCTTACAATCTAGTTAAGAATATGGGCGATATGCAACAATGGTCATTCGGCTATAAAGTTAACGATTCAGAATTTGAAAAATTCAAAGATAGCGATGGAACAACCAACGCTAGATATTTAAAAGACTTAACAGTTTATGAAGTCTCTCCTGTTCTTGTTGGAGCAAATCAAGATACCTATACACTCGCAATTAAATCAAATACTGAACTATTGAAGGAAGTAGCAAAAGTAGCTGACCCCGAAGAAGAGTTTGATGATGAATGTTGCGGTACTTGCGAAGCTAAGAAAGCAAAAAAAGAAGAGAACGCTGAAGAAATGAAATCTTGTAAATACCATGATGGCGGACCTTGTATGAAAGATGATACAAAATCTGATTCTGGGGAAAAAATTAAAGGTGATTGCAAGTATGGAAGTGGAGGAAGTTGTATGAAAGAATACAATGATGACGAAAGTAAATCTGAAAAAGATATAGAAGTTTCTGAGGAAGGCTCACAGTCTTTCTCTGAAGAAGTCAAAGATGTGCTTGCTGCATTGGATGACTTAGTAGCCCGAGCAAAAGCAATAGCAATGCTCCGTGGCGAAGACGGGAGAAAATTAGGCGTAAAAGCCACTGAAGCACTTCGTGCAGTCGCAGACGACTTGAACGACGCTTGGACCGAAATTGACGAGTTCATCGGAGATATCGGAACTGAGGGTGCTTTAGAATTGTCAGATATAG